ATGCCAACCGATGACAAAAATGAACCCACCACCGTTGGCAGGACCCGTTTTCACCAGGGCGATGACAACACACACCCGCTGTTTCGCATCGAGCCTGGCATACCCTGCCAGGATGCCAGGGAGCAGGCATCCGAGTTGATGGGGTATGTATGCCACATGGTGATCAAGGGGCTGATGGAAAGCGACCAGAAATTGCTATGGGCTCCGCATTACCTAGGCGCGATGGCTAAGGCGCTGCTGGATGATGCGGAGCTCGGGTTAATGAACGAAGGGTCGTAGAGCTTCCCTTGTCAGCTTGCCCGAATTGCCGGCCGCCCTGTCGCTGCCTCTAGCACACAGGGCGGTGTGGAAGCGACGAGGTGTCACAATTATTCGGTTGACGCAGGTGTGCAAGGGAACATAATTCGGCATCAAACAGGCTAAATTTTTATGGAGGGCGGTATGAGATACAGCAGCGCGCTTGACGTCCTCAAAGCCCATTGGGATTTCAAACTCCCAGTAGACGCCAAGGCTATTGCTCAGAAAATGGGTATCGAGGTACGGCCAGCAGAGCCAGGCTCCCGAGAAAGCGGGCACTATGTGTACCGAGATGGGGCCCCGCTTATTACCTACAACCCGTCTGAAACCACAGTTCGTCAACGCTTCACCATTGCACATGAAATCGGCCATCACGTTAATGGCGATATTGACGCGCCAAGGGATACCGACCGTCAAATGAGCGCATCGGTACGCGATCCCAGGGAAGTTGCAGCCAACCGGTTTGCAGCGGCTCTTTTGATGCCGGCTGCCCTGGTCAAACACATGATTTTCGAAGAAAAAGTGACAGACTTGAAGCGGCTGGCCAATGCATTCGGCGTCTCCACGGCTGCCATGGAATACCGATTGAGGAATATTGGGATCCTATGAACGAGGAAGACGGAGGCCTAGCGGGAGGTGAGAGTAGCATCAATGAAAATCTACTCTCGAGATATCTAGAAAAGGAGCTTTGGCGTTTCAAATGGGAGCAGGGACTTGCCAAGTTAGCGCTGGGCTTGGCGCTTTTCTTTTACAGCCTGCTCGTCGCTTTTATTTTCATCGGAAACGGCAGGATTGCTATGGGGAAATGGTATTTCGTAGCCAGTTTCAAATCCCACACTGTCACCGACCTACCTATCATCCTGGCATTGGCCTCTATTCCTACCATTCTGCTTATCGCTTTGCTTCGTTATTTCCACCACCGTGACAAGCCATCCGAAGCGCAAGAGACGCTACTACCCGCCAGCCTGCAGACAGCGAAAGACGTCATGGATCTTTTGAAGAAGGAGTGACGCGCGCCTCTTTGAAGGCCGTATTTCGCGTAGGCGTTCAAACCACAATGCTCGTCCGTGCAGCTATCAATGGATTGCGCTGTAAATTAGGAATTAATCCAAAGCATTACCTGGCTTTACCCGTTACCAGACATCACGGAAAACGAAAAAGCCCCGCAGACCTAAATCTGCGGGGCTTTACGTGTATGGCGGAGAGATAGGGATTTGAACCCTAGGTACTGTTGCCAGTACAACGGATTTCGAATCCGTTTTCGGAACCATATTAATTTGAGCAATTTCCGGAATTACCAATAAAATCAAGCTCTTTAACTCAACGTAACGCAACTACATTCCACATGATTCGGGGGAGCGATTCCCCCAAAATTCCCCCAGTTTTGCTGATACGCTTTGGCAATAGGCTCGGAGCTTGAACAATGGATATCTCTAAAGAAATACGTGAGCAAGTCCGGGAGGCGCTAGCCAAGGCTTCCGTCTACCCGGACCTGGAAGCTCTGATCGCCAATGGTGATCTGCGAAAAGCCCCCGGTGGTGGGTATCACGTGCTGACCACTCAAGGCTATGAGGCCATTAAGGATCACTTGGCATCAGTCATGAGGCCCCACGATGAAACGAAGCCTGCTGTGTTCAAGCTCCACAGGCGCAGGAAGTAGCGATCAACGATCCGCGCGCGTGGTTTTGTGTTGATTCAAGCAACTGCCGGTCAACGGAGCGCATCGTATTCCCGCTGGCATTGCTCCTCTATCCAAGCGTCGTCATACGCTTTCGCCGACTCTCCCGCTCGAGCATCAGCCCATACAAGCTGGTCGGAGAGCACTATAGCGGAGCGGGTGCTTTGTAACCTCGGGCGACAGCGGCGGTATCTGTGCCCTCTAGCCGAATCGACGACGATGGGTGGGATACGACACTCGCCACACCGCGAGTACGTCTCTGCGCTAACACGAGTGGAGCTACCTAAACATAACTCAGGGATGAATCACCTATGAAAGTCGAAGATATACGCAAATATGTTAAGTCAGAGCTTGCAAGCTCTACAATGTCCCCTGAAAAAGTAGCGCAGATACTACGCAATAAAGAGCAGCACATACCCAACAGTCTTTTCAAATATAGAACAATTAGCTCTTACTCGACATCCAACCTTCTGGACAAAACTTTATGGTGTGACCACCCTAACACGTTTAACGATCCCTATGACTGTGCGATGCAATTTACGGTAGCGCCACCAACCGAGATCGAGGACTTACTAGACGATGCGCGCATGAATTTGACTGCGAAAGAATTCAACTCGCTAGTCGACGTCATAAAAGATCGAAACCTGAAGCTTTCAGAAGATTTAAGCTTACAATTAACCAATAAACTTAAAGGAGTAAATCGCATATGCTCTTTAAGCGAGAGAATTGATTCTATGCTTATGTGGTCACATTACGCGAGTGATCATAAAGCGTTCGCCATGGAATACGAATTCAACAGCTTTCATGCTCCTAGCTTATGCCGAACCAATCTATGGCCTGTTATCTACGAAGAAGACATGCTTGACGTAGGCAGACTTGTAGATCCGTATGGCAGCAGTGCACCAGGGTCTTTCAACAATATTTTTGGCATTGCAGCAGTCATTCAGAAGGCTCTTGACTGGCAGTATGAGAGGGAATGGAGAATCGTACTTCTCGGACAGCCGTCAAAAAACGTACCTGCGCCCCTCAAGGCCATATATCTTGGAGCTCGCATAGCTAAGCAAGATAGGGATTGGCTCATTGCGGCGGCTGAATTTATTGGTATTCCTGCTTTCCAGATGAAGCTTGCGAGTCGGCAGTTTAGGATGACTTTCGAACCTATCAAAAGCTGCCCTTAGGTCACAGTGCCTGACTTTGGGTGGCGATACTTGTTCAATCATTGATCGGCGGCCTGACTGGAGCTGACTAAATACGGCGACAAGCGGGCCGCTATTCTTCTTCGCGCAAGCGATATCATCGCTTCGGGCACATGCTAATTTTTCCGGATTCGGTGTAGGCGGTTCACGCCACTTTTCCCAAAGCAGATTTTCGACTCGATTTTGTTCTTTTTCGAGTTGAGCCTATTGGCATGCGCCAGCAGCGGCCGCCAGCTCCTTCTCATAGCCGATGCGCTGCCGGCGCTCGGCTAGCAGGGCGCGCACCTTCACCTCAAGGCTGTCGGTCTTGCGCAGGCTGGCAGCGGCCCAGGGCGGTACGGCCACGTCAGGCGTGCGGCAAGGAACCTGCACTGGCACCTCGACGCGCACGGTGCGGATCTCCGGCTCGACACGGCCTGCGCAGCCGTTTAGCAGCAGGGCTAAGACCACCAAGGCAGAGCCAGTTTGCGATTTTGCGCAAGTTGGCAAGTTCATAGGCCAAGCTCCTTGTCGATGATCGAGGCGGCAGCCGCGCACTGGTCGCCACCGGTGCGCTCCTGCTGGATGCGGTTGGCTGCTTGGTAGTCGGGCTCGGCGCTGGCGCGGGCATCGGCTACCGCCTTCTGGGCGGCGGTCTGGCGCTGCTGGGCGGCCAGCTGCAGGTCACCCAATGCCTTACCCTGCTCATTGGCCAGGGCGACTACGTTGTCGCGTCCCTGCTGGCACTGGCCTACCTGCTGCGACAACTCAGCAGTTTCGGCGCGGGCCTTCTGGATCTGGCCGTGCTGCCACCAGATAAAGCCGGCGACGGCCAGGGCCAGCAGCAGCCAGAGCGGTATGGCCTTCAATGCCGCAAGCACGGCTTTCATGCCAGGGCCCGCCGCACGCCTTCGTCGATCACCTCAGCCTTGTAGGGGTTACCACCGTTCTCGTGCACGATGATGCCGACCACCAGCTCGCGCAGGATCTGCGGCCTAGAAATGTCAATCGAGTCGCGCACGCCGACGCCCAGCCGCTTGGCGATGGCCTGCGCGTAAGCATTGGTGTCGTTCTCGCTCGCCGGCGCCCAGCGGTTGATGAACTCCAGCGGGGTGTCGATGCCAGGCCGGCCAACACCAGGCATCCCATCCTTACCCCGATAGTTGAGCAGCAGCTTGCCCAGGGCGCGGATGCCGTTCTCTGGATGGTCGAAGCGGGCGAAGCGCGGCTTGACCACCCCCACCTCCAGACCGAGCTGGCCCTGCCAGGCGTTGCGGGGGTTGAAATCGATGTTGCCGGGGTTCCGGTTGCGGATTCCTCGGGGTGTGGACATGCTTTTCTCCAGGCGAAAAAAAGCCCGCACTGGGCGGGCATAACTGCCGTTTAGGGGGCAACTTCAGATTACTGCAGCGCCGACCGCGTATCCGGTGGCTGAGACCGCGATGCCATCCGACTCGACTCGCGGGCTGAGCGTTACGGTTCCAGTTTTAACGGTCACCTCACTTCCAGCCCGGTCAGGGACGGGCAGCGCGATTCGGCCAGCCCCTGCTGCGACCAGAGCAGCCAGTGCCATTGGTTTATCTGAGTCCATGTAGGTTGCGCCGAAGTCAATGCCAACGCCAATGTTCTGGCCCATGGCATAGCCGCCGCGCCAGCAGAAGGACTCACCGGCCTGCATGCTCAGCGGTTTGTTTTCGTCGATCATGCGGTTGTACAGCTTGTTAGAACCGGTGAAGTACATGTCCGACGCAGGCGCGAGCTTATCGAGCTTGGCAATGCCGTAATTGCGATCCACCCACATCAGCAGATTGAATCCAGTTGTGCCGCGCGCGTTTGCGGCCCAGACATCTGGAAAGCTGCCACTGGCACCAGACGACAAGCCGTTAGCCCACGCGACCCGGCCTGACTGCTGGCCGTTCATAAAGTGTATGCTGTCGTTGTAGCCCGCGAGATAGGCCTGAAGCCCGTAATAGCGGCTAACGGTCAAGGCCTCAATGGCTGTTGCCCGTCCGGTTGTCTCGATTGAGCCTGGGCGAACGCTCAAGGTGTGCTGTTCCCGCAGGATGTACCTGGACACATCCCTGGTATTCGAACCCTGTACCAGGTTCTCCCACTGGAACAGAATCCTGTCCGCATACCCGCTGTCGCCATCTGCAAGCTCGCGGCTGCCTACGAAGGCTTTGCGATAAACGCTTTCGGCCGTAGGCGCGCCGGCGGCGCCGGTATAGCCGTGGTTGCCACCTGTGAATTGAGTGGTGCTACCACTGCCATTGGCGTCCGCATTGACGATGTACGGGCCGATCCAGTCCGTTGAGCGCGGGGTCTGGGCGGTCCATGTGCCGCCAAGCGAAAGTGGCTGGCCTCCGTGGTTCTTGAAGGAAATCGCCCCGATATCGTTGACCAGGTTCACCCCGTACCGCCCGATAGCCACTCGGATATCCTGAGTCGCACTGTAGCGCCAGGCAATCAGGGTTTCCGTGGCCGAATGGGTGTACACCAGCGGCCCTGTCGAAGCTACAGACTCCGTGGTGAGTGGAATGCAGCACGCAGGGTCGATGATCCAGCTGTAGCCAGGGTATCCAGCCGTGTTTGCAATGACTGACGTGCCCAGCGTTGGGGCAAAGACCGACTTGTCATAAGTGATCGAGAGCGTCAGGCCGGCTCGCGAGGTCTTGCGGTAGACCCGCGTCACGATCGTTCCGCTCACGACGAACTCTTCGAAGCTCACGTCAGTGTGCGTGGTCAGCAGCTCGGCGGCGCCAGTGGTGGCATAAGTGGCCACCGGGGCGATTTCGAAGATCATCCCGTAGTTAGGCGCCCCGAATGCAGTCGTGCCATTGCCGTACCACGCCAACCGGACAAAGTTTCCGGCAGGAACCCCAATTGCCTTCACATCCAGAATGCCTGCTTTGAACAGCGCGTTTTCAGCACTAACTGCCCCCGCCCGGCTCGCCGACTTTAGCGGAAAAGACTTCCCGGCGTTGAGCGTCAGGGCGCTGTCAGTGATCTTCTGGGCATAGATGTAACAGTTTTCATCGATGATCCAGGACCAGCACGGAAGCGTATTGGGGGTGTTCATCGGGATAGATGAGTTAGCCGGGATCAATACATCGGGGCGATAAGTTAAAACAATCGAAATCCCCTCAATTCTGGTGCTCCTGAACACCCGAGTGATTGTTTTTCCTGCCTCGATAGAGTTCGAAGGCATATCAGCAAGATCGATCACGACTTCAGCGCCAAGCGCACTGTTTGTCGCGTAGTTATCCTTTACGTACTCAGTGACAAGAAGGTCATACCGAGGTTTTCCACCTGCAAGAGCCGTCGTCCCTGTACCGATCCATTCAGCTCGGTAAAGCTTTCCTGGTCGAGCTCCGATTACCTTCATGTCCAAGAAAGAATTGAGAACAGCAGTCCGAGCAACTGAGATAATACCGTCGCGCGTTGCTGATTTCAGTGGATACGCCTTGCCACGGTTGATAGAGATCGAATCACCGAATGGCTGGTTTTGGAAGAACACCCATATTTTGTTGGAGTTATCCCAGAAGTACCATCCGTTCTTGTTCTCATCGGGGTCAGCATCAACCACCGCCACAACGGCATCGCGCGTCTGGGGCATTGCAGCAAGCTGCTCATACGTACTGGCATGCTTGTTGTTAAGGTCCGCACCGAGTGCTGCTGCCGTAGACTGCATTGACGTCTTGGCAGCAGCTTCTGCAGCATCAACAGCGTCTACGGATTGGTTGATCTCCGAGATACCAGAGTCGCGCCGGGCGTTCACCTGGCTAGTCGCGTTGGCGATGACACCATCAATCTGAACTACGGCTCTTTCAACCAGGCGATGGAAGTAGCCCCAGGTATACAGCATCTGGCCAAAACGACCGGGAATCCTATCTGCACCGCTATTGATGATCAGATCGATCGTGGTGGCATTATCGAAAAGGTCGCGAGGGTCACTCGACGGGACCGGGTTCAAAGTGTTGTTCGCCATGTTTACTCCGGGCACAAAAAAGCCCGCGCTTGGCGGGCATGCTCGTCCAGTCCGGCAGGGCCGGAGCGATGAATGTGTAGGGCCCTATTTAGGGTCAGGCCACTCCCTGTTCACCGCTAGGTCAATGATTGGAGATCCAGCGATGAAGTCTGGGTAATTGCCCCATGGACCTGTGATGATTGGTCTATCCCAGAGCTCAAGGCTTGCCGAGAAACCCCAACTGCTCTGTCCAACGAGTGTTGGCCCTTCGTAGATGTCAACGAAGCGAGCCTTGTACGCTCTGATCCCACCCGGAACCTTGAGCGGACACTCAAACCACTGGCTGCCCGACACCAGCTGCTCATCGAACCACGCCTCGAATGCCAGCGCCTGCGCATCGCTGAATATCCAGCGCACCGCGGCGACTGTTGGAACGCTTTTGTAAAGCCGCCGCTGTACTGATCGCCCGCTGACCTTGTTGGACCTGCGAATCGGACTGACGGGGGTAAAGCCGTAGCCCTCGCGCAGCGGCATGGGCAGCGATTTTGGGTACACAACCATGATCGGTCCTTATGTCGGTGCGAAGCCGTCGTCGTCGGCGTAGTAGTCGTCTCGGTACTCGAGCGCTGTGAAGTCACACTTGCCATCGCTGCCTGGGTTGATCTCGCTCATCATTGCGCTGTAACCCACCTGGGTGGACTCGGCGAACAGGAGACGGGCCGGCTCAATTGACAAGTCCGTGACCAGGTCGAAGTCCAGATCTCCGGCAGAGATGCTCAGTTCGTATTCGCCCACCCGCACGGGCACGAGCAATGGGGTAGCCGATCCATCGTGGCGGCGGATCAGGATGCGTGGGTTGGCCAGGTTCCAGTCCAGAGGTTCGGTTACCTCAAGCACAACCCGATCATCCACAGCCCGGGCGCCCACGATCAGCGCCGACTGGCTGGTACCGGGGATGTCATCAGCAAGTGCTACCCGATCGAATCTCTCGTAGCAAAGCACCTCAAGGTCAGTGGTGCCGGAGTAGGACCAGCGCTGCGACTGATGCTTACGCAGCGCCCGCATACCGATCCGCCAGGCGCGATCACGATCAACCACCCCATCGACGGTGATGGAGTCAACTTTCAGCCCAAGGCTGTCACCAATCCGGCACGGCACGGTTTCCTCTGACCAGGTGTGGGAATCTACGTACTTCACATCGACACCGTCGAAGTCATCCTGACCAGGCGCCGTAAATGTGGAGGTCAGCTCCTCCTCAAGTTCGTGATTGGTGATGGTTCCGCGCACAGGCTGAACCCCCTCCCGTATCGCGCTTATCAGGCCATCGGTCAGCGTCAGGTGACTCATGCCAGCGGCAAAGATCGTCTGCAGTACTTCTCTGACTGAAGATGACTCGGTGTACTCGAGGTCGAAGGTTTCTCCACGTGGCGTCCAGTGCGACGACTCCAGCTCATTCAGCTTGGGGGTGTCCACTTCATCGGCGGGAATGCCCAGGCTGCCCAGAACGTGTTGGGCGGCGCCGCTGATGGACCGGCCTGTGGCGTTTTCGTAGAGCCTTTCAGCTACCAAGCTCACGCGCCGGTCGGACTGAGCGCCCAGGCGGTCACCGGTACGGATGGTGGCCGTGAAAATGGTGACCCCCTCATAGGCGGCGGGTGCCTCCAGGCGGGAGCGGAGTCCATACCAGTAGACAGTGTCCCTTGTATTCCCCCCGCTTTCCGGAAGCTCTCGCCTCAGTCGAAACTGCGGCCGCATCTTGTACGGCAGCGTGCGCCGGAAGGTGAATCCAATCGAGTCCTCTGTGTTGGCCTGCAGTGGATGCGTCTCACGTGTCCAGGGCCCACCAATGGCAGCGTCTCGCCACTCCACAACAATGCTGACAGAGCTCCCGCGGCGGTGGCCGTTGCTTTTGTACCAAGCCAGGCCCCCGGGCAGGTGGAAGTCGTACTCCACCGTGTCAGTCAGCTCTTGCTCAGGCACGGCCATGAACGGCCCTAGCCAGTTCAGGCTCGCAGCGCCGTCAGCGCCCAAAGAGAAGTCCAGCAGGGTGCGAACCGAGAACCCGTCCCAGTTCGTATCTACGGCGCCGTCATCCTTCAGGCGTTGAACTGTCATCGTCAGTCCGTCAATGCCGGTGATGTTGTAGCGGTGCCCCCTGTATCCGATCGACAGTCGTTGCGTACCGTCCTCAAGCCCCGCAAAGGGAGTTCCGTTCTCGTAGTTCAGTTCGATGTAAGCCTGCCGTTCCGGAACACCGCCAGCGGATGCCGAGCCCACGGTGTAAACCGGCGCAATGCCGAAGACAGCAACAGGTGCGTTGGATTGGGACAGGGTGCCGCCGCGGTATGGGCTGCTCGGCTCAGCGATGAGCAAACGGCCAGAATTGTCCTGAGCGGTGAGGCCCATACCCTCCAGCTGGGATGTCACGGCGGCGACTAGGCCGCTCATGTTCGTGTAATTCGAGGCCAGTGACACGCTGCGCGTGTTCCCGCGATAGGTAATGGTCCAGACCACCGGCGAGGAGCTGAAGTCGTAGCTGGTCGGCGAAGCACTCGCCTGCACTGACGATGGACTGCCGCCCGTACCGGGCACAGGCGGAACATAAGGGGAGTAGCCTGCTACCACCAGGTCGTAATCGACATCCGTGGAGAGCGTCACCTTCATGCCCACGAATGGCGCAAGATCACTCAATGCTCCAGAAATGCGGTCGTACTCGCCCACGCTGGTCACGGTATAGCTGTTCGGCGTACGCATCGCGATGGTCAGGCCTGGCCCCCACTCCTCGGGAAATGCTGGGCTTTCACCGGCCAAGCTCACACTCAGACCGCCAAGCACCAGAGCATCAGCGATCACCGATGTTCCCCCAGTCGCTGTCGAGGCCGTATCGAGACCAGAGGTACCGGCGTCGGTACCACCGACTTCACCCACCGAGTACCAGTTCTCTGTACGGACATCACCGGCCAAGCTCTCGCCTGGGCCATAGATCGCGTAAGAGACATCGGTACCGAACGCCGCCAGCGGTGTGTCGCCGATCTTGATCGAGCTGGGCAAGATCGCATGCGAGCCAGCGCCAACGCACAGACACAAGCTGGTATGCAGCTCACGCTGATTCACGAAGCGCGAAACCGGTTGGACGACATAGTCCGGATAAACCTTGTACCGCCCCAAGATTTCACGCACCGGCTCGTTGACCTTGGCCGTGTTGGCCTTGGCCGGGTTCAGGTCGATGGTGTCACCCTGCCCTGGCTGTGAGGCGCCTGGAGTCTTCATGGTCATGACCATGATTACCGCGACAGCCGCAATCGCCACCGCCACCCAGGCAGCAACAGCCGCACCTGCGGCTCGCGCCTCGGGGTAGATGCGCAGGTCTGTGTCAGGCTGGACAACGTAGCTGCCCCAGGCCTCAACTGGTAGGGCCTCACCATCGACCGTGATGAAGATCGGCTGCTCACGCTCGAGCGAGAACTCCGGCGCCTTTCGACGCAGCCACTCGACCAAGAGAACCGGCTTTTGTATAACGTGCGACTCCAGGGGTTCGCCTTCAAGGGCGCTTGGGTAGACCCTGATCATCGGTAGTACTCCACGCGTGAGAAACGGCGCTCGAACCTTCGCAAAGGGGTCAGACTGACGTTGCGTTTGGGGTTGATTTCGAGAACCTCAAGCGCGCCGTCCAACTCGAGCACAATGCCTACATGGTCCTGGACCTGTCCGCGATAGGCGGCCGCTGTTGCGCCGTGCTCGGCTGAGCAACGAATCGCGGCGGTCTGGATCATTTCCTCACATGCCTTCACAAAGCCTCCATTGGCCTTGCGCATCTCGGACCATTCAGGCCACGCGGGAAGGCCCAAGTCGCGGCGCACCTCCAACACCAGACCGTAACAGTCGACGTGCGGCCACAGCCTGCCGCCCTCGACGTAAACGCCGAGGTTGTATTTATCGATGCTCATAGGTAGCGCAGCCCTGGAAATTTGCTGAGGTTGTAGGTGTTGCGTGGCCAGCGTGTATCGAGCAAGTCGAAGTAGCCGGCGGTGATTGAGACTTGAGTAGCGGTGACCGACCCGCCTTTGATCTTGAAACGGTGCGGGGCGTGTGCCGGTGCGCCAAGATCGTCCGATGTGTACACGCGGTAGACCAGCGTCATCCGCCGCTGGTCCCGCAGCGCGGCCCGAATGAAGCCAGATGCGACACCATCGATGTTGCTCAAGGCGAATGTCAGGTCCTGGGTACCATCGTCATTGCGGGCCGGCAGAGCCAGATCCATGCCACAAGGGGTGCAAGTAACGGCTTCGCCCGTTTCCAGGATGACAACAAGATCGTCCCAGCCTTTGGTCATCCAGTAGGTGGTTATCCCGTCAGAAACCTCGAGAACCTCGTGGATCAGCTCTGGCCCGGAACTGGCATACAGCCGCTTGAGGATGCTCATCGTGCAGCCCTCTTGACACCCCAGCCAGCGGAAAGCGCTTTGGACACATCGCCATTACCCCTGGCCAAGTCGCTGGCGATCTGCCTCTTCGCCTCGCGGATGAAGATCTTCATACGATCTCCGTCCTGCTGCACATCAACTTGGGCCGGGGCGTAGTTATGGACCTCCACATTCATGGACCCACCACCTGGTTTCGAAGCAGCGTCTACGGCATTCACCCGCTGCAGGTACCCAGTGAGGTCCTTGTTTTGCGCCGGGCTTAGTACCCGCTCGCCCCCGTCCAGCAGCCAAGTGCCCTCCCGCGGGATGTTGTCGATACCGGCGTGGGCCTGCCCGGACAGGGCGGACCCCACACCAGTCATCAACACCCCAGCCGCAGCCGTCGCGGCAATCGCAGCACCGGGCGCGATAGCCGGGCCGACGTAAGGCACCCCGATCATCGCCGTGAAGGCACTGAGGCCCGCCATTGCAACCTGGGCGGCAGCGTAGGCCAGCAACGAGTGCCCGATGGATTGAATGAAGGTCGCAGCGAAGTCCTGGGCGTTCAGCTTGCCGGTTTCAGCCCACTCGGTGAGCATGTCAGTTAGCGAGCTGAACGCCGCAGAGCCCACGTCGCGCATGCTGCTGTACAGATCCATGGCTGCCTCTGCCTGACTGGCGAAGCCGCTGATGAAGCCAGCGGTACCGTTCTGCTGAAGCTGGTCAACCTTGTCGTAGTATTCCTGCTGTTTGGCCAATCGATCTTCAAGCGCGTCGGTCAGGATCTTTGTTTCCCGCTCGTATGCAGAGTCGGAAACGTCGCCACCCTCGTGGCGCTGCCGCAGGTCCTCCAGCTGATCTTGGTAGTTCTGCTCGATAGCCAGCAGTTCCAAGGCGCGCTGCTTTACCTCGTCGGTGTCGTAGGCGTTCAACAGCGGGGCATCCAGGGCACGCTGGTCAATGTCCAACTGACGCTTCACGCTTGCGCCGAATTCGGATACTGCCTTGTCGTCCTCCTTGGCCTGCTTCAGCTTTTTCAGCTGATCCAGCTCGGCCGCGAGCCCTTTGAGGCGCTCCTGCTGCTTGGCGCTGAGGCCCGTGAGGTTCCCCGACTCGAGTTCGAACTGGAGCTTGGCCACTTCAGTGGCTTCTTTTCGCTTGTCCGTTTCGGTGTTGATAAGGGCAATCTGGCGTTTGTAGCCTTCCTCGGCGGTATCAAACTGGCCTTGGAGCTTCTTCGCGGCAGCCTCGGCGGCTTTTGCAGCCTGTTGCTGAGCTGGGGTAATCGCTGTGAAGCTTCCTGCCTGCCCTTTGCGCATCTCAGCCAGAAGATCTGCGAGCTCCTTAACTTGGTTGGTTGGACCTTTTGGGTTCTTGTCGAAGGAGGCCATGAGATCACCATAACCTCCGGCCAACTCACCCATTTTGATTTTTGCATCGTTGATGGTTTTCCCCACCGCATCAACGTTTTTAAATGCGTTATAAATCCTGACGGGAGGAAGATATTTGTCCCACCACTTGGCGTCCTCTCCCCCGACCATTGCGTTATCGACATCAGACAATGTTTTGAGGCCAACACCAAGAAGATGAATCGCCGCAACTGTACCGACAGCGAATTTCCCAAGAGCTCTGAGGCTATCAGCAAGGTCGTCTGAAACGCGCTTCGCCAAAACCCCATTGATTGTAGTATCGCTAAGCCTTGTTGCAAAATTAGCAAGCGTTGGCAGCATTGCGCTAGTTATTTGATTTCCGAGACCGCTTATTGATTGCTCAACAAGCCAGTTAGCAGCTTTCAATTCTTGTGCGGCCCGGATGGTTTTTTCATCCATGATTGACCCCGCTGCAGCAGCGGCCTGGCCAAATCGGTTAAACCCTTCGGAGTTATTTCGCAGAAGAGGTAGAAGAGCAGTAGCATCGCTGGCGATAGCCTCGAGGTAGAAGGTCATGTCAGATTGACTTACCTTGGCTTTTTCGAGTGTCGATACGTATAGGCCTAGGGCCTGGCTGCCACTGAGGTTTCTAAACTGATCAGCCGTTACACCAACCTTGGGTGCGATCTGTTCGAAGAAATCGGCCATCCCCCCACCGCCGGTATTCAAGAAATCACCGACCTTGTCGTTTACATCCTTGAGAATATCGGCGAGCTTGTCCTGTTCTATTCCTACGGTCTTTGCGCCTACGGCCAACTTTTGAAAGTCTGTGGTACTGACGTTAGCTACTGACGCCAAGTTCGAAATTTCAGCAGCTGAATTTATTGCAGAGATTGTAAGCGCGGTTAATGCTGTTACACCGGCTGCCAATCCTGCACCTACCAAACCACCTACAGCCTTGGCGTTCTTCTCTACCTGCTTTCGCCACTTATCAGAACTTCGCTCAGCCTTGTCCATGCCGGCAACAAACCCACCAACCTGGGCAATGACATCAAGAGTTAAAGTCCCAAGAGATCTCGACGCCATTGTTTTCTCCGGGAATTAAAAAACCCGCCAAGCGGCGGGTTTATACCTTACTTGAGTATCCTAGATTTCTCCCGATCAAATTCTTCGGCAGTCAAGGCGCCGCTACTTTTGAGCGCAGAAATCCTTTCCAACTCCTCATACCTAGACGAACCACTAGTTTCCTGTGGCTTACGAACTGGAACTGGCTTACTAATGAATGCCCATACTAGGCATACGACCCATGCGATTACCGTCCACCCCAACAGAACGTTGATGAGGAATATGGACGTGTAATTCTCATGATGGCGATGAAAAGCGATCATCATGGGTAGGATGTATATAAAAAACGATGCAGCAGCGATCAGTACGTAGCTGCCGTAGATGATCTCCATAGCCAATTCCTTTGGTTGAAAGGTGACAATCTACCACTCCATGCCCAGACTTCGAACACAGCTATGCCCAGGAAGCGATCGCCTCCTCCAGCGAGATCGGCCTCTCGGCCTGATCGTGCGGCGTAAAGTCTGCGATGGTGTACGGCACCGGTCGCTTCTTTGGATCACGCGCCTGGTTGGCCAAGATCATGGCCAGCAGGCCCGTGGCACGCTCCACCCGCATTCCAACATGGAGCGAGCCACGCCGCCGCCTGTACTTCTCCCAAGCCCTGAATTCACGCAGGCTCAGGTTTTCCTTGGCTTGCGCGATCGTCGACCCACCGATGCCGGAGAGGACGAGCTCGTGCCAGAGTTCGTCGAGTTCGGTGAGCTCTTCGTCTTTCCCAGGTCGTTTACTTCCTGGATTGCAAACAGCAGTGCGACGGACAGCGCCCCATCCAAGGAGCCCAGGCGCTTGGTGCTTTCCGGGTCCTTCTCCAGCTCGACGGGATCAAGCGGCCCGTGAGTAATGTCCAGCGGGCTGCTGAACACCGGGTTCCCGTGCTCGTCGCAGATGGAGGCGACGATGCGGCCGGCGATGCTATCCTGCTTGCCGGCCACAGACATTACGTCGCTCACTGCCGTCTGGTATCCCAGCGGGCGGACGTAGACGGTAGCGGTAAAATCCGTGCTGTTCTGCCGCCACTTGATTTCCTTCTCCACTGGGCGGCCGGTGAATGAGCCAGCGCCCTTGAGGGCGTCGAGTGTCAGCTTCATGGGTTACCTCAGGCGTTGGTGGTCTTGCGAATCCAGGCGGAGCCGCCGGAGCGCTGAATGGTGGCCGCCGTGGTTACCGCAGCGTTTGCGGCAAAGTCGAACGGGAAGTCGGACACATAGCCGTCGAACAGGAACCAGGTGCGCGTGGGCGGCAGCACGAAATCATCCGCCTCACCCAGGACCGCAGTAGCAGTAGCGCCAGTGCCAGCCCCACCGGTGAGGCTGATGGTGGGCTTGCTGGTGTACCCGGTACCGGCGTCGGTGATGTTGAACCCAACCACTTTGCCGTCCGCGATGATCGCAGTTGCAGCAGCACCACTGCCACCACCTCCAGAGAACGCAACGGTTGGAGCGGAGGTGTAGCCGGTACCGCCATTGGCCAGTTCAATGGCCGCCAGCGCGCCGGCGACGCCGACCGTGGGTTTGATGTCTTTGCCGTCGGACCAGCCGACCACCCAGCGGATGCTCTCGATTGTGTCGTCTTCCGAGATTTGATGAAGGCGTACGTGCGATGCGTTGCGTGGATCGACGTTGAGGGTCAGAGACGCCTGGCCCGGGGTGCGCAGGCCGCGCAGGTATTTGCGCACGGTGTCGCTGAGGCAGGTCACTTCAACCTGATCGGCCGGGTTGCCACCTGGGCTGAAGGCGGTGGCGCACTCAACCTCCATGACTTCAAATACGGTGGGGTTTGTAGCTTTGGGCACCAGGGCATAGACCTGGGTACCCTGAGCGAGAATCGCCATGGGTTTCTCCAATTGCGGGCAAAAGAAAACCCGCACTGGGCGGGCTATTGGGGTTGGTTTCAGCTCTACCGGTGGACCATCCAATCCACGTCAAAACTGGTTCGGTAATTCTTGGTCTCGGGGTCGCGACCCTCGGTACCCCAGCGGGTGACGTAGGCCTCCAGTTCAACCGCGTCACGGATTGCGTCACGGACCTTTCGGGCGGACTCACCAGTAGCGGCATACACATCGACCTGCAGGGTGAAGCCGTCCAGATCAGGGCGCCCAGCCAGGTAGTTCTCAGGATTACCGTTGACGATCTGCCACACGGCATATGGCTTGGCCACGCCCTGCTCAGCCTCCCCAAACGAGTAGAGACGCATCGCGGTTCCGCTGCCGAGCAACGCGGTCACGGCCGTGCTCCGCAGGCAGGCCTGTACAATGGGTGGTGTCATGCCGTGGCCCCCCTCCTCGCTGCGCGCCGGATAGCGCGGTCGATCGACTTCTCGTACTCAGTTACGAAAGTGTTGGTCACCTCGCTGATGCTGTTGGCCAAGGCCGGGCGCATGAACGGCACTGCAGCCATCTTCTCGGTGCCGAACTCAAGCAATCGCCAGTGAGGTGTGGGGGCATTCTGGCTCAAGTCCCCGCCATTCTTGAGTACCGCGCCGTGCAGCACGCCGATCCGGAAACCCAGGTCGCCGGTGCGCTTGAACAGCCGCCCGTTCCAGCGCAGCACGATGTTGTCGGCAATCGAGCGGCCAGTTGCCTTGTCATCAATACGCTCGGCGCCGGCTTTGGCTTTTTGCACCACCACTTGGGCAGCCTTCCTCAGCGCTGCCCGTCCACCCTTGCGGCGAATGTCGTAGCTGACGGCATCCAGCTTGCCGAGCAGGCTATCCAGGCCAGTCATGGAGAACTCGACACCGTCAGCCATCCTTCACCCCCTTCTCGACCAGAATCGTCAAGTAGTCCAGACCGGACTTGGCGTCACCCAGGGGCGGCCCGACGATGCTATATACATCGCCCCGGTACAGGATGCGCATGGTAGGGAGCACGCCAGGGCGGTACCGGATCACCATGCGGCCGGTGGCCTGCGCCTGGCCGGCCTGCGCCGCGATGAAGTCTTTGGCCGACAGGTCTTCGACACTGGCCGGGCATTTCCCCCAGCGGGTCACCCATTCAGGTTCACCGAACTCCAGGGTCTCAGGGTCACGCACCGGTCGCAGTTCCTGAATGTCGATGCGGTGCCGTAGCCTACCGGCCTGCATCACACACCCATCCGGATGCGGTAAGGCATCAGTAGGTGCTGAGACGCCAGAGGTAGCTCAGTGGCGATCGTGCCGGTGACTACATCCTCGCGGTTGGCGAACAGGTGACCCAGCTTTAGCAAGCAAGCCGCCTGGATAGACGGATTCAGCACCATGCCGTAGGCGATGGCGTCGGCCTGGTCGTAGGCGTCGGCCAGCGCCTGCCTGGCATGCTCGAGCAGGCGACAGCGCAGCGAGTGGTCTTGCTCTGCCTCCGCAGCAGCGACTGCGGCGGCGTTCACCTCCTTGGCTTGCTGCAGGGCAGCCGACACGCCAGAGCGGGCACCGTCGAGCGTCACCTGGTCCAGGTAGAAGCGGCGGTTGAGGAACTGCATTGCCGCCTCCTCCGCCGCATCGAGCTGAGCCTGGACAAGTACTTGGTCGTCAGGCTCGGCCAGCAGGTGGTGCATGGCGATATCGATGGCGATCACGGACATGGATCACTCCTTGGGCTTGGTCGCCGTTCCCTTGCCGCCTTTGTTGGCCGGCTCTGGCGCCTTCTTGTTCTCAGGCTCCTCGGCTTTTTTCACGTCGTATTCCTCGATTAGGCCGTTGCGTAATAGGTCACGGGCACGCTGCTCATCCACCGTGATGGTCGAGCCGCGCTTCGCGTAGACGTCGTCGTTGTTGAAACCCTTGATGGTTTTGACGCTGACTTCTGACATGGTCTGCCGCGCCACGTTGCCGAGGCGCGCTCCGGTGATGGTTACGGGGTGTCGAATTCGCCGTGAACGAACGACTCTTCGCGGTACACCGCCAGCGCCAGACGCTCCTCGGCGCGGATGGTGACCATGTTGGTACGGAAGTTGTCGCCGTCTTCGGTGGAGACCTCGACAGCCGCTTCCTCGCGGTCGAACACCTGGGCGGCAATGTTCATCGCGCCAACCAGGAATTCGCCTTCTGGCACGGCGTTGCTGTCCACCACCGGCAGCTTCCAGAGGCGCTGTACGCCGCCTTCTTGTACGTTGACCCAGATGTAGGAGCCGTTGGCGTCCTTGGTCAGCTCGATGTCGGCCCAGTCGACCGGGTTCAGGGCGATGGCCGAAGCACGGTATTCGGCAACACGCACCTGCAGGATCGCTCGGCGCAGGGTGTCGATCTTGGTGTCGCCTGCTTTACGCAGCGCCTCGTTGAACGGGGTTGCCTGAGGGATCAGGCCCAGCAGGTTTTGACCGGTACCGTCGCCAGCCAGGATCTGCTCTTCCTCCTTGTACTTCAGGCCGTATATGGCCCGCCCGTTGATGTAGCTCTGCAGGAGCGGAATGTCAGACAGCACCTGCTTGGAGGACCTGAACCAATGGGCGATGGTGCGCACCGGAGTGGTCTTCAGCTCGAAGGACAGGTCCGACTGGGCCTTCATGGCGCCCTCGCCGGCCTGGGCAGCGGCCATGTTCTGGAAGCCGCTCTCGCGCACGTACTCAACGGCGTTTGAAGAGGTGCGGCCCGGCATGATCAGGTCGCGGATGGTGAACTGACGTTCAGGCTCGGTGATGATCCCCGGCAGGCGGGTCGGCTGAATGGCAACGCCCACGCCACCGGTGCCGGTGGTTGCGCTGGTGATGTTGGTCACGGCCTTGCGGCCGATGCGAGCGATACCGCGACCACGGGTTTGGAGGGCCTTGAACTCTTCGGTTTCGGACAGTTCCTCACCGACCGACTTCACGTCGACCGGGTCGTTTGCCGAGAAGCGCCGAGCCATTTTCTGCTCGATCTCCTGCAGACGATCCTGCAGGCCAAGGCCATCATTCACCAAGCCCTCAAGCACGGTCTTGGTCTCGGCCAGGATGGTGCCGTGCTCCTTGAGCTCGGTGGCCGCCTTAGTGGCAAAGGCCTTGATCTCCTGGTCACGCTGGTCGAGCAGGTCATTGACCGCCTTCAGCTGGATCTTGTCGTCGGCATGCTCCTTGCGCTGGAACTGGCGGTGTTCGGAGCGAGCCTGGTTGCTCATGGCGTTATGCATGATGATTCCTCAAAACGATGGGAGAGAAAGTGCCGGGCGCGATTTCAACGCCTCGACGATTTCGATTGCTGCCAGGTCGCCCTCGGACTCGCTCCGGAGCAGGTGCTGCAGCCCGCGGTTGGCAATCACCGTGGACTGAGATTTCGAGAAGCCTGCCTCGCGCAGGAGCAACTCAAATTCGGGCATCGAAGGCAGGCCGCCGTGCGCCAGCTTCGACTTGATGGTGTCGGTGCGCGCCGCGTCGTTGGCGGGCACGGTGACGATCGATATCTCGATCAGGTCGAGTTTCGTCAGGGTTCGAATACCGGTCTTCTGGTCGAAGCTCGATTCTCGGACGTAGTAGCCGATCGACAGGCCAGTGATCGATCTCGTCTGCATGCCTCGGAAGGCGATACGGGCGTACGGCGCATCTGGCAGCCACAGCTCACCGTCGCCAAACAAGCCGTGATCGTCTTCCTTCAGGCTTTCAATGTCCCAACTGCCAATTGGCTCTCGGGTCATGTGCTGCCACAGCACAGGGAAGGTTCGGCCCTTGGCCTTGGTATCCTCGATAGATTCGAGAAACGCGCCAGGCGCAACAACCTCCTTATAGCTGTCGACTACGCCGAACACTGAGCCGTAGCCAGAAAAAAGGCCGTCGTCGCCGACAGCCTTCACGTCATAGTCGAAAGAGCGGTACTTGACCGCCGCCAGTCGATCCTTGTGTCTCATTGGGTGTTACCTCTTGGCTGGTCATTGAGCCAGTCGAGCAGCGCCGACTTGGCCTGGTTGGCACCGCCGGGGTCTTCACCCAGCTTGTCGATCGGCAGCATGTTGGATTGCACAGTGAGCTTCGCGGCGTTGCCACCCTGCGGAGGCAGATTCTCTTTGCGGCGGCAGTCGTCCCGGGTGTAGATCCCGTTCTGCGTCATCGAGCTGTAGAAGGCCGCCCGCGCCGCGCTATCCATGCGCAGCAGCCCTTCCGGGTTGAACTTCACGTAGAAGCGGCGGCGCTCGTCAGGACGCAGCAGGCGTCGGTTGGCGCACATCTCGATGCGTTTGATCCAGGGAAGCAGGGTGAAGGACAGGAAGCCGATCATCTGCTGTTCCATGCCGGTGCCCCAGCTGGTGGAGTTCTGCGTATGCCCTACCATCCACGGCGGTACCCGGAACCAGCGACAAATTTCCTCGACGTTGAACGCCCTGGTCTGCAACATTTGGGCGTCTTCAGGCGTCATCGACACCTGCTGATACTTCATGCCCGCCTCGAGAAGCATGGTCTTGCCCGCGTTGGTCACACCCTCGTATTGCTTGACCATGTCGTCGCGCAGCTCGCCGCGCTGCTTCGGGTTGAGGATCTGGTCGGTGGAAAGCACACCGCCGAGCTTCATCCCGTTGGCGAACATTTTCGCTGCCGACTCATCGGCGGCCATGGCCGATCCCAGTACCTGCCGCCCATAGGACAGAGGCGAAAGCCCGCACAGCGGGTCGGTACCGAACGCCCTGACGTGGACCATCTGCTCGTCTGTCAGCGTGTGCGGCTTGCCAAAGCTGTCGGTGTATCGGTACTCGATACGGCCATCTGCAAGGCGGCGCGGCGGCGACATGTTCTGCGGGAGAAGGAATTCCAGGCTGGTCAGCGACCTGCCGCTCATGTGCGGCTCGCAGAATGAATTCCCCTGCAGCAGCAGACTGGCCATGACGTTCTCCCAGAATTCCACCGGGGTCTGGTCGGCGTTGGGCTGCTGGCTGATGACGAAATTGACCGGGTGGGAGCTTGCCACCACCGGAGCGCCGTTCTTGTCCTCATAGAGCGCGATAGGCAGCGTTGCGATCGTCTCGGCGATGAGCCTCACACACGCCCACACTGTCGACAGCTGGAGAGCCGTCTGCTGGCTGACCACTTTCCCAGACGCCGAGTCGGTGCCGTAGAACTTGCTCCAGAATGTCGAGTCGGTAAGGCCGATGCGCCTACCGGCCCAGCCAGCCACGCTGGAAGCCATGCCAGGTTCGGCAGACTTGACCAGCGCCTGGCCCAGCACCTGAGTGAGAGATTTAGCCACTGGTCAGCCCCTTGCGGATGAATCCGGCTGCAGCGAGGCAAGCGAATGCTGCTGCCAAGAGGCTGTAGCCCAGGCCCGCCAGCACGTATACGCCCGCGACGCCCAGCAGCAGGCCGCCGGCCGCGAGCGCCAGAAAGATGATGAGACCAGTTTTCATAGGGTTCCTGTCAGCCAAGCACGATGGGATTGGCGAAGAAGTTGTCGAAGCCGCCGTTTCCTTCAGCTGCCAGCCGCAGCACGGACCCGATTGCCATGATCAGCGCGACCGCGCCGTCGATCTTGTTGTCGTCGCCCTGTTTGATCGGGCGGACAACGTCGTCGTTGCCTGGCAGGTGCTTGCCGATCACGTTGCCGATACACCAGGTCATGATCGGATTGCCGTCGTGATGGAAGCGCCCTGATTCGATCGCAGCCTCCAGCTCCTTCATGCCGTCGGACATGTTGGTGTAGTTCTGGGTGATGGTGATCGGGTTAAAACCCTCGTCATCAAGGTCGTGGCTCAGGCCAGTGGCGCCGTGTGGATCAATCGGACTCTCCTTGATCGGCGCCAGATGATTCGCTTCCTTGGTGTCCTCAAGTATCTCCCGATAGTCCACCTCTGCACCTGGTGTCGTGAACAGGTGTCCGGTATTGACCCAGGCCTGGAAGCGCTCGGCCATGCGCTTGTTGTCCAAGTCGTTGGCCGTGTCTTCCGGAACCCAGAACGCCGGCGCCACGCTGTAGTAGTGGATCTTCCCGTCGATCTCTCGCCAAAACAGCCTGGCCCTGGAGTTCATATCCAGCTTGCGAGCCAAGTCGAAGCCGGCAATCCACTCCTGGCCCTCGAACTGCTCAAGCGTGAGTGTCTTGTCCTCGCAGGCCTTCCAGCTTTCCATGTTGAAGAAGCCGGACTTGGCACTCACCCACAGGTTCAGGTGCTTGGTCTTGAACGTGTTGGTGAAGCGCGCCGAGCGAATCGCCCTGGCCAGCTGGCTCTCTAGGTACTCCTGAAACACCGACACGCCCATGCACGGGTTGGCCTTGGCCAAGTTCTTCGGGTCGGTCCAGTCGTCGCCCTCGTCGAGCGTCCAGATATAGCCGAACAGCTCATCGTCCGGCACAGTGCCGTTGAGCATCTCGATGACCTGGCGCCGCTTGTCGTAGCACGGCCCTTCGATGTTCGCGCCGGCCGTGGTTATGATGAACATCAATGGCTGGCGGCGAGCGCCCATGCCGGTAAGCATCGTGTCGTACTGGGCCGCGCTGTCGTGCTCGTGGTATTCGTCGATGATCGCGCAGGACGGCGACGCACCATCACCAGGGTTTCCGATCAGCGGCTCGAAACGGCTGCCGTTGGACGGGATGTTCAGGTTCGAAGCGTTGACCTCAATGCCTGCCGCCTCGATCAGCATGGGCGAGCGGTTAACCATCAGCCTTGCTGGCCGGAACACCTCCCAGGCCTGCTTCTCGGTGGTCGCACCGGAGTAGACTTCGGCGCCGAACTCGTTGTCGGCGGTGAACATGCTGATGCCGACGCCCGCGGCAATCACCGATTTGCCGTTCTTGCGCGGCACTTCCCAGTAGCTCTCCCGGAACCGCCGGTACCCGCCCTTCTTCCGGACCCAGCCGAAGGTGCAGGCCAGGCCGAAAAGCTGCCAGGGCTCCAGGGTGATCAGCTGTCGCTTGAACGCCCATTCGCCCTTGGTGTGGGGTAGCAGCTGCATGAGGCGCAGCTTTTTCTCAGCCTTGGCCGGGTCGAACTTATACGGATAATTCTTCGAGCGACTGGAGACCACATCCTCGAAGTGCCGCTCGATCGCCTGGTGGATGTAACGACATGCCGGAAACTTGCCCTTGAGGACAGACCTTGCCCAAACCATTGCCTTGTCGACATTGGTGTACTTGGCTCTGGTCATCAGGAACTCAGTAGGGCTGCGAACTCGTTGGTGGATTTCTGCTTGTTGCCGCCAATGATCCGTGTGCGGCTGGCTGGGTCCAGGCCCAGCATTGACCCGAATGTCACGATCTGACGCATTGCTTCATTTGCGGCGGTAAGAGCCGGGTTCTTCATAGGACTGCCCTGCGACGACTCGACCACCGGGCCGAACTGGTCGACCGCCTCCTGAGCCATTCGCCAGTTGCTGTAGGCGGTGCAGAAGGCCTCAACGTTGTGCAGGTCAGTCAGTGCGATGACGTTCTCGCGCAGCAGCTCGGGTACCAGCATCTTCCACATCGTGGCAGCACGCTCGCTCAGCCAGTCCGGCGGATCCACATTAGTGATGGTGGCGAACTGCGGCTCGGCCTTGTTCAAGGCCCGTTTTCCGGGGTTGCCGGCTAGCTCTTTCTTGGCCGTCGGCTTGGGTTTGCGACCACGGCCGGCGACCTTGGCGGTGCCTCCCATCGCGCAACTCCTGAATTTTTAATTTCGCGGGTGTAAAAAAACGGCTGAGGGCGCGGTCTAGAAACGAGAGGGCCTGAACTTTCTACCCTCCCCCTCCCCATTCAAGAGAATCAATCTAATTTACGGCTATTTTGATCGATTTTTGATCAGCTTTGCCGGGAGTTGCCGAAACCACCATCCTCACCGGCAGTCTTGGTCGAGTGGCAAGAGGCACACAGGGCCTGCCAATTCGACCGATCCCAGAACACCACCATGTCACCCTTGTGAGGCTCAATGTGGTCAACGTCCGTGGCCACAACTACCAAGCCGCGCGCCTGACACTTGACGCACAGTGGATGCTTGGCCAAGAACCCGGCGCGAGCCTGCTGCCACTTGTACCCATAGCCGCGAGCTGTCGAGCTTTCGCGTGGCCTCTCTCTAACGAAGCTCTTTACCTGTACAGCGTGGGTGTCACAGTACCCGCTGGCATTGCGGTGCAACGCTCGACATCCTTGGGCCCGGCATGGACGCTGAGGCCTCAACGGCATGGTGTCCCATCCAGGTAATTCTGGGGCACAGCATCCGGGTCTACATCATCACCGTCACCCAGCGCCTCGATCAGCGCTAGGTTCTGGGTAGCGATCTGCTCGAGAAGCGCGGTCTGCTTCTGCTGCTCAGCCAGCAGGTCGCTCACGCTAGGTTGCAACTGGGCAGTGATGCCCGCCTCAAGCACGACCAGCTCACACTGGAGTCGATCAGCCGTCCCCGCCAGGTGCTGAGTCAGCCGCTCGCGTACTTCCGCCTTGATTGGAAATGGAACGCTGACCACCAGAAGGTCGCCCTTCTTCGGGCTCAGGCTCTCGATCTGTGGTGAAAAGGTTTCTTGCTCGCTCATATGCCACCTTGGTCCATTTGCTTAACCACTCGCGCCGGGCGGCGCATCCACTGCAGGACATCACATGCCACGGCGGGTCAGGCCGTAGATCCCCAAGGCGCCTGCGATCTTCTCGCCTTCTACCTGGCTGATGGTGCTGACCACCTCGACGCAAGCAGCGGTGTTGGGCTCCATACGAATGGTGATGGAGGTGATCTTCGATGCGTCCAGGCCAAGCACCTGGCAGACAGCCTGGCCAAGCTCTTGGCCAAGGATCAGGGGTTTCTTTTCCATGCGGGTTCCTCGCGCCACAAAACAGCGCATGTCGATTTCGTGGCGCGGGTCATTCAACCCGCACAATCTTGGCGACGTTGCCCTTCGCCCGGCACACCAGCATGGCGGCCAGCAGGTAGAACGCAGTGTTGAACCAGGACACGTCGGCGAACTCATCGTGAAGCAATATCCGACCGATGAGGCTGACGCACTGCATGCCGGTAACCGCACATGCCGCCCAAGCCATGAGGGAGACGCCCAGCTTGTAGCGGGCATCGGGATATGGCCGGTAGCGCAGCCCAATCATCACGAAGATGACGGCGCACAGCGCGGCCTGGATTACGGCAGCCATTCAACCCTCCTTCCTGGCCCGGAGACGGAAGAACCAGGCCCACCACCGAGGTGGCTGACCGGTCTGCATCCACTCGATCAGACCAGAGAACGTGATCACGCATAGAGCGCCACACACGAAGGCGCTGAACCCTGCTGTCTTGGTCCAAGCCCAGCCCATCAATTCGGCAGCGCCGAAGTACCCACCGATCCAGCCAGTCAACAGATAGCCGATACGGCGCCAGGTGCTCATGTCCTTGGCGAAGACGACGTAGAAGAAAGCCCCGCCGAAAGATCCGACCAGCGTGGCCAGGTCCAACTGCGGGAAGGCAGCACCCAGGCCGACGCTGGCAAGTACGCCGGTCACTGCAAGGGCGCCGGTACTTGGCTCGGCCATAGGCACTGCTCCAGAAACGAAAAAGGCCCGCCGTTATGGCGAGCCCTTGAAATGAGAGAGACCTGTTCGCTTCAACTGCTACGGCCTCGAAGCAATCAAAATTCAAGAGATGCCACTAGAACGACATCAGGACACCATTTAAAGTCGACTTCAGGATTTTGGCCGCAGGAGAAATGAACTTGAAAATTGCTGCATTGCTGACGATTGCAACATTACTGGCCGGATGCGACACCGCATCGAATAAAACCGATGAAATCGGCGATGCTGAGCGAGCAGCCAAGTCTGGAATGACGAAAGATTTCTTTGACCCTGGCGCCGTGCAGTACCGCGACGTACAAGCGAAAGGCAAGCCTGGGGACTACACATTTTGCGGCGAACTCAATGGCAAGAATAGATACGGCGCCTTCACTGGTTTCAAGCGGTTCATCGCGAATGCCGATAAGCAAAATGGTGTTTATGAATACAGTTTCAGCCTGATGGAAGGGCAAATAGACGACTTCGATCAGAGATGGCGTCTCTTTTGTCGATAGCAGCCACAGCCGTTCAAAAAACCCCGACGCAATGGCCGGGGTTCCTCTGTGTCGCGTTGCTTGCAAGCTGGACACGCTGCTATGAAAACAGGTGTTTATCCGCCCGCATAGAACTTTTTACGCAGCCTCTCGGATTTCTTCGAGTGCGCAATCGATCCAAGCAACTCCCGCCTTGATAATCTCCCTTGCCTTTCGCTCGGACATGCCTGCCTCCCTTCCGACCCGCATAGCCGGGTGCTTTGAGCCGTAGTAGGCCCACACAAAATCACCCATCTGCTGGTTGCGCTTCGTCAGCCTGGCCACGGCGCCGTCGATGATCAATGCCAGATCGTCGGTGATGACGTGCTGCCGAGCACCGCCCTCACTGGGCACGTTGTCGCGCATCAGCGCGTATAGCGGTGACACGTAGCGAGGTACCCCCATCTCGCACATCCGCCACCAACCCCACTGCTCGAGCATGTATTCGGTGTCACCGAGGGCCTTGTCCACGTAGGTTCGTTTCTTCATGCAGCCCTCCGGGGCGTTGGTTCGGTGTCGAGGCCGAACAGGTCGCGCAGCAGCTTGTCAGCGTGTTTGTTCTTGGCGTTGCCTTCGGTGATCCATCCCTTAGCAAACTGCTCGAATCCCACGTTGGCGCGCGCGGCGTGCCAGTCAGCCACGATATCCATCAGGGCTGCCGAGGCGATGCGTCCGTTGTTCTGCTCCAGGAGCATGCGGTTGCCCACCTTGAGGAATTTGCACTCAACGGCGGTCAGGCTCTTGCGCGGCAGGGCCGCAGTAACGTTGCTCATCGTGCGGCACTCCATACGTGCAAAATTTCACCGGGGCGTTGGTCGGTGCGAGCCTCCACTGATACAGCCCTGGCCCAGGACCGATAGGCCGCTTCCGGTGTGTCACCAGCGCCAGCCCACGGGTGCTGCTGGGACATGCAGCGCCAAGTGCCCGCGTAGCGCCAGATCCTGACCTTGGGCAGCCGGCCGGTGAAGCCGACCTTATGAGCCGCCAGCCAGTCCTTGACTGCCGGCCAGATGATCGCTTGCTCAGCCTTCTCGAACTTGGTCTCACGGCCGCTGGAAGACTCGGCCAAGCCGTAGTCCTCATTGGCCACCCACAACACGAAGCCGGTAGGCTTGTGTTCCAGTTTGTAGCCCTTCTGGAGCCAGCCCCAGTCGCCCGGGAAGTCCCGCAGCGATGCCGCAATCAGCTCCGCCTCTGGATATCGCTTGATCTCGACCACTTGGGCTCCTGGCGGGAGCACGGCAACACCGTCAGTGACATCAGCCATGGGCTGATATCCTTTCGACTCGGTCACGGGCGCCAGCACCTTGGCAATTAGCTTGAGAGGGTTCATCGCAACACCTCTAGGTCTTCGTCCACCACCCGCACGCACTCGTCGTACAGCTCCTTGGATACCCTGGCATTCAGCTCGCGCAGGATGGCCTTGTCCCTGCCCTGCCAAGCGGGGCAATTGCGCCGCCCCTCCACGCGCAGCGCTCGCATGTGCTGCACCAGACGCTGCCGGTCGCGGTTGATGTGCTTGAGCGCGGCCTTGGCCCGGTGGTACCAGTCGGGGTTGGCGTACTTGCCTTCGGATACCGCCCTGCCCTTGGCCTGGCCAATCTGGCACTCGAGGCGGATGGCATCACGGCATAACGTCTCCTCGAGCACCTCGCACTGGGCCAGGGTGGGGGGCAGCTCAATCGGCCCGCGTGGGCCGGTGGCCGGCTCAGTGGTTTTGCCGCTGGCAATGGGCTGCTCAGCGCCAGCACGCTTCGTGACAGTCACCGATACGACAGGCCGAGACGGGGTGCGTGCTGGCGGTTTGTGGCCTGGCCACAGATCAGATAGCTTCATACTGGGTTCCTTTGGTGCGGTGACGGCCGGCAAATGTCCTGCCCATCTCGACTTCTTCGTTGCTCGGCTGGTAGCCGACCAGCTCGGCAAACCTGTGGTAGGCGCCCTGGTGCTGCACGCGGCAGATGCCGGTTTCGCCATGGCGGTTCTTGTCCACGATCAGCTCGGTGACGCCGGACTGCCCTTCCTCGGATTCGCTGTCCCGGTGGACCAGCACCACTACATCGGCGTCAGCCTCGATCTGGCCAGAGTCACGCAGGTCGCTCTTGGTGGGACGCTTGTTGGCACGGCTGTTAGGGCCCCGGTTCAGCTGCGCAAGCACCATCACTGGCACGCCGAGCTCCTTAGCCAGCCGCTTGATGGACTTACTGATATCGGTGACCTGCTCGTATCGACTGGCTGACTTGCTTTCGCCGTTGACCAGGCCGATGTAGTCCAGCGTGACGGAACCCAGGCCATGCTCGCGCTTGACCGTCCGGCAGATCTGCCTGATATCCCGCATGGTCAAGGAGGCGTCATCGCAGAAAATTAACGGCGCGCCATCGAGCCTGCTTACCGCAGCCGTCAGTCCCGGCCAATCGCTGTCAGCCATCGAATGCCCCTCGGTGATGTGCTTGAGCTGCACGCTTCCCACGGAAGCCAAGGAACGGTTAGTGAGCTCTACGTCGGTCATCTCAAGGCTGAACACGAGCGAAGTGGACTTGGCCACCAACGCCACCCGCTCTGCGATTCCCAAACCCAGGGTCGTCTTGCCGCTGCCTGGGGCGCCGGCGATGACGACCATGTGCCCAGGGCAAACGCCGGGAATGAACTTGTCGAGCGATGGCAGGCCGGTGTCGAAGCCCAGCACCACCTCACGATTGAATCGGCGATCAATCCCGTCGATTGCCTCGGGCAGAATCTCGCCCACGAAGCGGTACCGCTTGCGGGAATCCAGACCCTCAGCTTCCAGCGCAACCCAGGCCTGCTGCCCCTGCGCCAGCACTTCATCCAGCGAGTCGCCGTCTTTCAGGCGCTCCGACATGATGTGCGCAGCAGCGATAACCCGGCGGGCCACCGACCGCTGCTTCACGATCCGGGCGTACTCAGCGAAGTTCGCCGCGCTCGGCGTGTTGTGAGCGATGTGAGCAGCAACTGCCAGGGTTCCACGACCGTCTGCCAGGGCCGGCCTGGCATCTGAGAGGGTTACCACGTCGATCTGCCGCCCCTTCGTCTTTAGCGCCAGCAACAGCTCGAACAGCTCAGCACAGTCGGGCTGGTAGAAATCAGCGACCTCAAGCTTCACGTCGTCAATGAGCGCTGGCTGGTGGATCATGGCGCCGATCAGGGCATGCTCTGACTCAGGGCTGTGCAACCGTGACACATCCTGTGTCCCAGCCGCGTATTCTTGATTGATCATGCTCCACCCCCGATGCGCGCCGACGACCAAGTGAATGGGGCCAACAGGCCGCTGTTCTCACGCAGACGGTCCATGGCTCGCGGTCCGATGAAGGCTGGCAGTTGCTCGCGGTCTTGGTTGCTGATCAGGATCGTAGGGCGCACAAGCTGGTAGCGGCGGTCGATCACCTCATGCAGCAGGCTGGGCATGAAGTCCTTACCCGGGCGGGGCGTGTGCATCCCCACCTCGTCGATCACCAGCAAGTCGACGGCGGCTAATTCGGCCAGCAGATCGGACTTCGACGGCCCAGCGTTGCTACGGAAGCTGTCCGTCACGGCCTGCATGATTGCCTCGGCCGTAACAATCAGGCCCTTGGCGCCGAATTCCCGCACGACGTGCTGAAGGATGGCGCATGCAAGGTGGGTTTTACCGTTCCCGACCTCGCCCAGCAGCATCAGTGCGCGGCCAGCCCGGTAGTGACCTTCGAACTCCTCGGCGTAACGCCGGCAGATAGACTGAGCGCGGACCTTGGCCGAGTTGGCGCTGGTGATGAAGTTGTCGAACGTACACCCACGAAAGCGCGGCGTGATGCCAGTGGCGAACAAGTCGCGATTGAGTTCGTCGGCTTCCTTGCTGGAGTACGCAGCGTCTCTCACGCTGGCCTCGCACTGGAGATTCAGCGCCTCCCAGCGGCATCGAGGGCAATCAGTTGCCTTCCATCCGCCATCGAACTGCTCGACCTGCTTCGTTTCGTACTGGCCATGACCTGGTGCTTCGCATTTGGCAACACCGGTCGCGCTCTCTGCAGGCGCTGGGCTGAATTTAGATGTAGTCATCGGGGTACATCTCCTGATGATGAGCAGGAACTTGCAGCACAGCACTCGATTGAGCCTGCTGGCCAGTGGCGGAGGGCGAGCCGCTCTCAGGGAAAAGCCCGGTCCAGCCCTTGCCGATGGACAGCTTGATCACCGTGTCCGGATTAGGATGGCTGGCCAGGTCTTCAGCCTGCTGCTTGCAGCTGGTGGCGGTAAGCGGCTTGCGGATCTCTTTACGGTGCTGGCACCAGTCGGCCCACACCTTTTCCGAGACGTTGGACGGCCTCGCAGCCAGCGGATCGAACTTCGTCGACCTCCCCCCGGCGGGCTTGCTTGCGCGCGCCTTTGGTTCTTTGGTGGTTCCTTGATGGTTAATTGGTGGTTCGGGTGCACGCTGTGCACCCCGTTCTGTCGTGGCGTGCACCCCGTTGTGTTCTGGCGTGCACCCCGTTGTGTCGTGATGTGCACCCGGTGCACACGGTGCACCCCGTTCCATAGCGATGTCGTAGCACACCGGAATGCGGTCCCGCTGATTGATGTAGGCAGCCGGGATGCCCTGATTACCACGACGAATTGCCCCGGCCTGCTCCAGTTCACGGAGACGGTATTGAACGGTGCGGGCGCTGAGGCCGGTATCCTTGGCAAGCCGCGAAATCGACGGGAAAGCAGCCTTACCATCCTGATCCGCATAGTTGGCCAGGCAAAGCAGCACGTGGCGCGCATGGGGCTCCAACACCTCTTGCTGCTCCAGTGCCCAGGTCATGGATTGAACGCTCACAGCTGCAACTCCTCACAAACGCGGCGTACGTACTGGTCATAAGATTCCTCGAAGATCCAGCCGTGTTGCTCAAGAAACGCCCGCTGCTGTTTGACCCACTCGTAGAACTGCCAGCGAGCTTCTTCCGGGAACAGCTTGAACAGATCGCAGCAAGGCCATCCGCTCGGCATGATTAACGCGCCAGCGCGCTGCGGGAGCGCCTGGGCGGGTTTCGTAATCGATGTCATTGGAGCGTCTCCGATCCAGCGCCAGTGGCCCCGAGAATGTGCTGGCCCAGATCGGTCAGCGATCCTCCAGCAAGGCGGCGTACAAGGATGCCGAGGGCCGTGGTAGCGTTGATTGCTTCTACGGCCATGGTCGCTTTGATTTGAGCGTTGTCAGCTGACAGGGTCGCGATGGTCCCCAGCCGAACCTTATCGCCGGCGTTGTAAGCCGCGCAGGCCAACTCCAGGTTGCTCAGATGGCTATAACCATCAGGCGGGATCGGACTGATAAGTGCGCTGGCGACAGGGATCAGTTGGTCGGGATACGGTGTGCCTTGGAGAAGGTGCTGGCGCATAGCGTCCCAGTGCTCCTGGGACACAGCCGCGGCGTCATTACCTGTCTTGCGATCGAACAACACCTTGAGCGCGTAGAAAGCCCGTATGAGGTCGATGTGAGTGTCGTCCTCTTTCTCGATTTGGTACTCAGGCTCGTTGATCACGTCGAGCGTGTCTTTGACGACCTCGAAGCACTTCAAGAGCAGGGCCGCGTCGGTGTACTTCCGAAAGGCCTCTTCGCTGATCACTTCCACCTCAGTCGGCGAAGGGAAATTCAGTACATTGGTCATTCGGACCTCCGCTTGATTTTGAACCGTCCTTGGGGAATTTCGGGGTGGGTAGCGCGCTCGGCGGTCTCGTACGCGCATTCGGTAACGAACCGGTCGAACCGCTGTGTGACGGCTGGTTTAGGCCAGATGGCGAAGGGCTGCCCGCCTTCGTCGGCGTGGCGGCTGCGGACGAAGGCGTACGGCAATGGCGCCCTGGTCACCTCGCGCATGACCAGATTCACCACCCAGGCCGGCAGGCCATGGCGACGATTGATGCGGTCGCGAATGGTGGTGATGGTTTCGAAGCCGCTGGGCACCGAATCGAGGTAGCGGACCTGCTCCAGCCTGATGGTGCGGTCCTCGACGCGCTCCAGAGCCACCTGGTGGGCGGCCTGCTGGCGCTCGATCGCCACCAACTGATTCGCGCTGGCGGCAATCAGCTCGGCCTGGGTCATGGGGCGCTGCGCCATCTGCTCAAGTTCGTTGAGTTTTTCCGCGACGCGACGGCGGACGGCTTTCGACTCACGCATCCCAACCAGAAGGCACTGGTCTCGATTCAGGTCGTAACAGTCCATCAGCGCCCCGCTTTGGGGGTGTGCAATCTTTCTGCACACCCCAAGCTCACCTTCAAGCTCGTCCTCAATTTTGGCAATCAGCTGATCGTTGCGGATCCTCGGCTCGCCGGCCTGCTCACGCGCATCGTTGATCAGGTCGCGTAGCTGCGTGCTGGGCATGGTTCTGCAATTGGTGGTGATCAAGCTCATGCCGCACCTCCCGCGCCACGTTTTGCAGGATTGTTTTTTTGTGGCGCGCGGCCTGGGGTTTGAAGGTTGCTTTCAGCATCATTGATCAGCTTTTCAAGATGCTCCCCATGCCCCTGAAGCTCACTCCCGGCCAAGCGCAGACCTACCAGCAGGCCGCCTAGGACATAGCCGTCCAAGGCCTGCTGACAAAGGTACGGGTCGTTGTTGCCAACAGTCGCGATGAACCTGCCCAAGGCGTCAACGAAGTAACCCAGATTACCCACCGCCTCGGCTGTATCTTTGAGGCTATCAACAGCGATAGCTGGCCCGTTCATGGCTTCACCTCATGACGCTTGAGCGCGTACTGAGCGCTTCGGGTGATGGTCGTTGCGATGTCGGCCAACAGGCTCAGTGCGCGTAACTCATTGAGATAAACGTCTTCCCCGTAGTTGACGCAGAACGCCAGGCGTTCAGTGAGCTGGTGAAGACCCTCGCTGACATCCGCTGCGTACTGCAGGCCGACCTCCATCGGCACGTTCTCATTGATCCGAAACAGATCAGGGTCGCCCATATTGGGCTGGCCGAACTCCATCTGGTTGAGGTTTGGGAGTTGCGCGGGTGATGGCGCGGTGGTATTTTCGTTTTGCATCGTTTTGTCCTTCTGCAGACAAAGTGGTACCAAAGCCACCCGTTGGCCCGGGTAGCAACTAAGAAGCTCAGCTAAGGCTGGGCTTTTTTGTGGGCGGTCGAAAAAGTCAGCCGCTCAGCAAAAAGAGGGATTGAGAGGCCTTCATGGGGAGGCCTGCGCGGTACTGGATGGGTGAACAGCCACCCCAGTGGAGCTGCGCAGATTGGAGGTTGGGGGTATCGTTTGCGTCAAGGTCGGCGGAGCCTCATTGCCGGCAGTTGCACAACGGTTGAGGATCCGGAACTCAATGACCTCGATGCGTCCATCCTCGAAAACGCGGACACGAATATCGCGAGACGATTTAGCCATCTGCGAAATCGCGCTTTGGGTAACGCCAACGGCCTTGGCAAGCTGCGGCTGGGTGCCTTTGCACCGAAGGAAGTCAGCCAGCTTAATTTCTTTCATGATGACTTCTCGATCAGGAACTCATCCAAATATTAGCCACGCTTTATTTTCGCCGCAAGCGTTGATTAGCACGGCTGGTTGCAAGATATAAGCTCTGCTAATAGGGTTCGCACATGATAACCAGACACAGACGCACACTTACGCCTGAAGAGATTGCCGAGAGCGCAAGGCTCAAGGACATCTATAACAAGCGAAAATCAGAGGCCCGCAGCAGAGGGATCACTCTTACTCAGACAGAGATCGGGGAGCGGTGTGAGTGGAAATCCCCACAGAGCACTGTTAACCAATATATGACTGGTAAGCTTGCTCTGAATCTGGATGCTCTCATGCGGCTATCCAAAGCTTTGGATTTCGCGCCAGAAGATGTTAGCCCCAGGCTCGCCCAGAGTGTTCAGCATCTCACCTACCCGTCCATTCAAGCTGGCAACGTCGAGCCAGGCCCTCCAATCACAACCGCACCTCGAAGGATCGAAATCGTGGGTACCGCCCAGCTTGGGAATGATGGCTATTGGGTGGGCTTGGATAACTCAGACGGATGGGTAGAAACTTGGTCCAGGGATGAGGATGCCTATGCGTTGCGACTGAAGGGCGATTCAATGGCCCCAGCTATCCGTAGTGGGTGGGTCGCGGTGTGCGAGCCTAATCATCGGCTCGTTCCAGGGGAGTATGTGATGGTGACCACTTCCGACGGGCAGAGCATGGTCAAGGAGCTTCTCTTCGAAAGCGAGGATGGAGTCAGTGTGATGTCCGTGAACTCGGCATACGAACGCCGAACCATAGACTGGTCAGACATAGACAAAATCCACTACGTCGGGAACATATTGGCACCAAGCAAGATTCTCAGCAGGATCTAGGCAGATCGCCTCATCACGAACCCGCCATCCGGCGGGTTTTTTGCAACCATCAGAAAATAAATTAGCTGCGCTGTTGACATAAAAATAAAGCGCAGCTAATTTTACTGACACCAACACACAGCACGGAGCACCACCATGACCGCAGCAGCAGCCACAACCATCACCGCCGGATCCTGGCAAGGCTTTCTCGGACGCGGCCTGGCTGAGCGCGAGCTGCAATGTGTGCTTGGGGTGGCTCAGGGCCAGAGCAGCAAGGAGCTTGGTCGTGACCTGGGCATCGCTGCTGACACTGTGAAAAAAAGGGTCGCGTCGGCGATGTTCAAGCTGCAGGTTAACCGCCGGGCGGCGCTGGTCGGCGAGGCAATGAGGCGTGGACTGATCTCGCCTGCCGCGATCCTGGCTGCGATCTTGGCAGTTCACGGCGCGATGAGTGATGACCAGTTCCTGCGGGTCCGCCGGAGTGGTGGCAGCAGCGAACGGAAGGTCGAGCTTCGCGTTGCGGCGCGACGGGTTGAGCAGCAACTGGTGGCGTAAGCAGCGGCGAGCGCCTTCGATGAGGGGGTTGTCCGGTGCTGAGGCACCATTTGGCAGGACGCGGTTTGGCACGCTCCGGCTTGGCATGGCTAGGTTGGGCCTGGCACGGCAAGGGCTGTTTACAGCGGTCTGCCCTTTCGATGAGAGGGCTTTCCGGTGGCGATAGCTGCCACGCGGCACGGCAACGCAAGCTCCGGCCCGGTTAGGCGAGGTGCGGCGGGCTTTGGCATGGGCTGTAATCAGCGGCCTGCGCTTCTTCGGGAGCGTAGTCCGGTGGCGATAGCTACCACTCGGTTTGGCTGGGCCAGGCACGGCTCGGCGAGGCTTGGCTAGGCATGGCGCGCCAGGGCAAGGGCTGATTTCTCAGCGTACAGCACGTCTGCGGGTGTGTTGTGCGGTGTGAAAACACCATGAGGCATGGCTGGTTTCGGTAGGGCTGGGCCGGGTGCGGCATGGTTCGGTCTGGTGCGGCAGGGGCTGTTGGTCAGCGTAATGGCCATTCGTTGAGTGGTCATTGCGGTGCGAAGGCACCGTGCGGCACGGCATGGCTTTGTATGGCTGGGTTCGGCTCGGCATGGCCTGGCAAGGCTCGGCAAGGGCGGTAATCCGCACGGGGTCACCAGCGTAACTGGTGACAACTTCAAAGCAACTTCCCGAGAGGTTGTTTTGAAGTTCCAACACGCAAAGCACCGTGCATCGCATATGGCGAAAAGGCACACGCAGCTATCAATTGGAGATCCACATGCAAACGCTGAAAGTTAAAATCGTAGGCACCCGTCCGCTTCTCGTTCACGCCGACGTGTTCGCCGATCCGCTGAACAAGTTGACCAAAGCGCATAAGCAACTGACTTCGAAGCGCAAAAAGTCTGACGAGGATCACGAACTTATCGCCCGCAGCGAATGGCGAGGTGGCTTGTACTTCTCCGAAGATGTTGGCCCATACTTGCCTGGCATTAACATCGAATCTGCCCTCGTCGCCGGCGGCAAACTTTCCAAGATGGGCACCCAGCTCAAGCGTTCCGTCGAGATCATGGATACCCGCTGCCCGATCATCTACGAAGGCCCGCGCAGCGTCGAAGGCCTGTGGGATGAGCAGTTCTACGATGCGCGAAGCGTGAAGGTCGGCACCGCGCGAATCACCCGGTACCGCCCCTTGTTTCGCTCCTGGGCCGTCGTCTGCGAGATCGCTTACGACCAGGAATCCATCGACCGCGACCAGGTATTGAAGTGCCTGGAGGATGCCGGGCAGTACTGCGGCGTCGGCGACTACCGCCCCAAATTCGGCCGGTTTGCCGTGGAGGTGCTGTAATGGCTGTCGTGCCGCTCAAGCCGAACACTTGGAGCCTGGAGAAGGCGATCGAGCAGTTCAAGGCTGACAAGTTCGAAGACGGCCAGCTGATCAGTCACGCATGGCTAGAGTGGGCACTCAACCTGCCAAAGCCGACCAGCGCGAAGGAAATGGTCAACTGCCAGTTCATTATCTTGGACCGTGTCGAGCAGTTCAAAGAAGCGCTGCTGACCCAGCACCAGATTTACATTGTCAGCGTACGCGGCAAGGGTTATCGAATTGTTCCGCCAAGTGATCAAGCTTTCATTGCTGTGGACAATGCGATGCAAGGAGTTCGCCGGGAGTTCAGTAAGTGCGAGAAGGTGATGAAGAATACTCGCCTGGGCGAACTTGATGCTGATCAAATCAAGCGTCATACCGACGCTCAGTTGAAAGTATCCGCCATCGCTGGAATGGTCGGCAAAGGAAAGCGCGAAGTGTTCAGCCTGTTCAAGGCATAACTTCCGCTCTGTAACACCCACAACTTCACTCGAAAGCCAAGTTACTCGGCAGGCCCTCGGCTTGCCTGAATAAAAGGAGTTTGACCATGTTGATCCTCACTCGCCGCATAGGCGAAACCATCCGCATCAACGATGACATCAGCGTCACAGTGCTGGGCGTCAACGGTATGCAGGTCCGCCTGGGCATTGCCGCACCGGAAGGTGTGGCCGTGCACCGTCAGGAGATCTACGAGCGAATCCAGGCTGGCGAGAAGTTGCCAGCGCCAGCAGCTGCGCCAGGGCCGGATCATTCAGAGCCGCTCTATGGCAATCGCACTGAGGCCGAATGGCGCCAGCTGCTGGCCGAAGAAGCTGCAGCGCGTACCAGTGGGCAGGAGGTGCAACATGGCGTTTGATAGCCACAGCCTCGACAAATTCGTTGTCCGCCTGCCGGACGGAATGCGCGACCAGGTTGCAGCAACTGCGCAAGCCGATGAGCGCTCGATGAACGGCCTGATAGTTATCGCAATCCGCGAGTATCTGGATCGTGGCCAAAAGGCCAACGCACTGCTCGACGCCCTGGTGCTTGCTGCTGAGGTGAAAGACTCGGTCCTCGTCGACCAACCCGGGGCTGACTTCGACATCGACGAGCACGTCCGCATGGCTGCCGACGCGCGTCGGTACCGCTTGCTCCGTGACCGTGAGCGCATCGAAGACCCGGACGTAGACCTGCTGGTGGTGCGTGGCGATAACTGGCTATCCGGCGAAGAGCTGGACCAGGAGATTGACACAGGCCTGCGCCTGCAATCCATGCAGCAGCAGGTGGTGCAGGAGCAGCAGTCATGACCCAGGCCGGCCTGCTCCTGCTGCTGTGGGATGCCCTGCAGCAGCGCCAAACTACTTTTGGGCAAGTGCTCGACCTGTCTGCCGCTTGCGGTCTGGATGGACGCCGCGTGCTGGCCGACCACTTCGCCTCAGCTCAATCTCACAGGCATGAAAGGACGCTCATTCGAAACCGAGTGATCACCGGAGGAGAGTGTGCGGGCCCGGTTGAGGCCCCAGCTCAGTCCTTCACCGGGGTTGGCGTGCGGGGTGGAGTCGTAGAACTCTTCGAGAAGCGGTTTCCCTCTGCCGCTGTATACCCCCACGAAAACCTGCGTGGCACGGCACCGCGACAAGCGAGCCATCACACTGATCATCGTCCCATCGCTGAGGGATTCTTCATGCTTTGTATCAGGCAGAAGGTGGTCGGCCCAGTCCCAATACTTACTGCCACGTTGAAGGCTGGTCATCGGCTGATTCTCGATATGGTTAATCTCCAGTGGGCCAGGGTTTACGCCTATCGCCACCCATTGTCAAAACTGTCTCATGCACGTTACAGCTGCATCGTTTCAGGAGGTGCGGCATGAAGCGCCGATCAATCAACCCCGCCGCCCTCCCCGCCGTGGGCCAGCCCCTGGGCGGCGGATTCTACGCCGGCCGGATCTTCTTCGACGGCGCCGAGCATGCGGTGATCGATGCCGGGCGCGAGTTTGAGGTTGCCGCCCACTGGTGGCAGGAAGAAGGCCCACGCCCGCGTATCCGTGGCGCCACATCGCGCTTCGATGGGATGGCTAACACCCAGGCCATGGCCGCCGAGGGCAGCGCCATCGCCCGCAAGGTGCTGGGAATGAACATTCGTGGTACGTGGGGCTGGCACATCCCGTCGATCGAGGAGCTGCAGGTGTTGCGCTGCAACCTGCTGCAACTGCCGGACTGGGGCCACGATGGACTGTACACAGTCAGGAATGCGACCCAGGCGTTCAGTCTGAGCGAGTACTGGACCAGCAGTCAGAAATCGAACGCCGCGACCGCCTGGTGCTTGCACATGCTGCCTTGGGGCGTGCCCGACACGAACTGGGTGAGCAAGTGCAAGGGCATCAGGCCGGTGCGAACGCTGCTGATCAGCAAAGAGACGTACGTGCACGCACCATCAGCCGATACGCCGACCACCGAGGCAGGTTTGCGCGGGCTGGCCAGCCAGCATGCCGTGGCCACCGTAATCGAGCGCTTCGTGAACGAACATACGGGGAAGTTCTACGGGCGGACCGAAGCGCTGGTAGCTGAGCTGGCTGCGCTGGCAGGAGGTCGACCATGATCCAGACCCTGATCTCCACAGGCATCTGCGCCATCATCAGCCTATCACTGCTTTTCGGCGGTACACAGCTTCACCGGTTCGCCTTCTATGTGACGGTGGCATTCAACGTCATGGCCTGGGCCGGCGTGCTGAGTGGCGTGGTTGCCGGGGATGCAGCCGTGCGCATCATGCATTACTTCTGGCTGAGCCTGATCAGCAGCTGCTTCCAGCTGTACGCGTTGATCTACAGCGGCCACCCGATGCTTGCGGCATCTTGCTTTCTGGTTTCGTTCTTCATCGTTGCAGCGGCAGCGCGGGCCACGGGGGTTCTGTCGTGAGCATTTTGCAGCGATTCCCCATCAACACCGCCGGCCGCGACTTTGCCGTGGGCGATATACATGGGCACTTCACCCGCCTGCAGCGCGCCATTGAGGCAGTCAGTTTCGATCCCGCTACCGACCGCTTGTTCTCGGTTGGCGACCTGGTCGACCGCGGGCCCGAGTCTGACCAGGTGGACGCCTGGCTGGCTAAGCCATGGTTCCACGCCGTGCGCGGCAACCACGAGCAGATGGCGATCGAGGCGTACCGTTTCGATGCGTCCGGCCGCATTGGCGATATCCACCTCTCCAACGGCGGGGCCTGGCTCTATGCCAGATCATCCGTAGAGCAGGCCTGCTACGTCGAACTGCTTGCCGACCTGCCGCTGATCATCGAAGTGATGACCCCTCAGGGCCTGGTGGGGATCGTGCACGCCGACTGTCCATTCCCGGCCTGGGGAATGCTTCAGTCTTGGGCCGATGGCTGCATGCCTGGTATGCGTAACGTCGAGGAGGCCGTGCAGTGGTCGCGTAGCAGGATCACCCATGAGCAGCATCACGGTGTCAGCGGTGTGCGCGCGGTAGTGGTTGGGCACACGCCCGTGCGACGCCCGGCCTTGCTGGGCAACGTTTACCACATCGACACAGGCGGCTGGATGGATGGCCACTTCACTCTGCTGGAGCTGCACACGCTGCAGGCCCGCCCGCCAATTGATCCGAAACTGAGCTGGGACTGGGAGGATCGCTCGTGAACATCATTGCAACCATGGCGCTACGCAGAGCCCTGGGCCGACGCAATTCAGTACAGTCGCGCGCGGCTGCTCGGGCGGCTCCAGCCGAGACAGAATCGCCAAGACCAGCCATCGAACCACTCTTCATCACAGGGCCGATCAATCGGTACATGTTTCTGCAAGGGCGCGACTGGGCTATAGACATGGTCGGCTCGCTCAGGGCGGCGCCTATTGACCTAGTGATCGAGCGGCTAATCGGCGCGGCCACAGGCCGACCTGGCAGCTATGCGGCTGGGATCGAATCGGTGATTGCTGAGCTGGAGAGCGCTGACGAGAAAGGTCAGCGAGACAACAAGAACCTGACGCGTCAGGCCGGGAGGAAGGAATGAGCGATGAAACCGAGGTGCTGACGGTTGAGGGCCTGGCGAAGATGCTGGGCCGCACCGAGGCGTCGATCAGAGAGGGCATTCGTCGAGGCGTGCCGTGGTTGCCCAAGAGCTTCAAGATGGGCAACCGGCACTGCTGGCTGAAAGAGGACGTGCGCAAGTTCCTGCGCGAGTATCGGGATGGGGAACACGCAAAGCCAAAGCCTGGCCGGAAACGGAAAGCCCCTCCATCTTTGCGTGTTGCTTGAGTCTATCGAATCGATTCGATGGCCGCGATTACGGATGCTATCCAGTCTACATCCAGAGATACTTGGTCAGGGTTTAGGTCGTTGAACTTAAGTTGTCTAGGGCGAGAAGATCGAAGAATATCGCCTTCGTGCGCAATTTGATTTCTCCGGTGCACCAACGGATTCAGTCGTTCCTTGATATCAGCAACGCCAACGTTTAGAACTTTAGCCGCTTTAGCCCAGCCGTCCACGACTCCTGCCATAGACATAGCCATCTGTACTTGGTCGAAAGACTGGAATGTTTTGTATAGCAACTGTTTTTGAGCCGTATTCTTTAATGCGTTCCAAGGCCGGGTTTCTTTTCCTGCTCGCCGCCCTTCAATCATAGCGTCAGCAAGTGCCGCGACATCCGAAAAAGGTATATCGAGTTTAGCTAATGCCTTGGGGAGCTTCGCGTTCTTGGATACCGCGGTGATTTCTTGGAACACCATCCAATGCATATAGGAGTCCATTGCGCCAATAGCCATGACCAGCGCCGACCGGACCAAGTCGTCACGGACATCAATATTTTCAGATTTTTTAGACGCTAGGAGGAGATTCCTGCTGCGAGTTATGCAGGAATTTGCAGCTTCAATAGCCGTAAACGCCATAATATGTCTTCCTTGAAGTGTTTGATGTTCAACCCAGCTTCTCAGCGAGGTCTTGGGGACTCAGGTGCGTATAGCGCTTGAGCATCGCCAGGGTCTTGTGACCCGTGATAGTCGCGACTTCCATCATGGTGAAGCCGCGCTCGAAGAAACGACTGGTCGCCTCATGGCGTAGGTCGTGAAGGCGCAGGCCTTCAATCCCGGCAGCCTCGCAGGCCCGGGGAAAGTAGTTGCTGATCGTATTGAGGGCGAGGCTGAAGTACCGGCCGCCACCAATCGGCGTGGGCAAGCCCTCCAGCAGGGCGATCGCCCTGGAGGACAATGGCACGGCACGCCGCTCGCCGTTCTTGGTGTCTTCGAGATAGGCCACTTTGCCGCGCACCTGGTCGCGGCGCAGCATCAACAGCTCAGACCGGCGCATCGCCGTCTCCACGGCCAGCTCAATGAAGACCGGCAACTGGGCGTTCATCTGGGCGGCTGCTTTATACAGAGCAGTGAGCTCCGCCGGCGTAGGGCGCCGATCCCTCTCCTTGCTACCCTTCGGCATACGGATCGCTCGGCATGGGTTGATCAACCCTTCGATACCCCATTCCTTGGTGGCCACCGTGTAGAGATGGCTGATCACCGCAAGATTGAGGCGTACTGTCGCCGTCGATTTACCTTCCTTCAGCTCAGCATCGCGGTAGGCAGCCATGTCGCTCGAGCGGATCGCAGCCAGGCCTTTGCTGGCCAGCTTGTGCTCTTTCCATTTCTTGATGCGGACCTGCTCCTGCTTGGCTCCCTTCTTGGTGGAGGTGACCTCCGAGAGATAACGGTCCAGGGCCTCGGCGAGCGTGGTGCTCTCGGCTTCACGCATGTCGACAAAGCGCGCGCGCGACATGTCACCCTCGATCTCGGCTGCCCAGCGCTGGGCTTCTGCCTTGGTGTCAAAGGTGGCGGAAAGGGTTGGATATCCTTTGCGGCGGATCTGGGCGCGCCAGGCGTCACCGCGCTTTTCGTAGTAGGCCAT